TTCAGAAACTACGAAGACGAAAATAAAGACAATTCTGGCTTTACAAAAATATAAGGAAAAGGCGGAAATGAAATTTCACGAAATGGGGTTAGAAATAATCCCATTTTTATTTTAAGATTTTATTTGACAATTAAATATTTTGAACCTATACTTAACTTATAACAATTTAATTTATACACAAAATGGCGACGAACAATGTATTAGATGCTGTATTAAACCAATACGAGCAAGCACAACAAAAAAATTCATCAACTCCTAAAATTAGTCAGGAGGATAGACTAAAGCGATATTTCGCGGCAGTTTTACCAAAAGGTGAAAAACAAGGACAACGAAGATTAAGAATCCTTCCAACAGAAGATGGATCTTCACCCTTCAAAGAAGCGTGGTTCCACGAAATCTATATCGATGGAAAAACAACAAAATTCTATGACCCAGACAAAAACGATGGAGAACGTTCACCATTAACGGAAGTATATGATGACTTAAGATCAACTGGTAAAGAATCTGACAAGAAATTAGCGGATCAATATAGAACAAGAAAATTTTATGTTGTTAAAGTTATCGATAGAGATAATGAACAAGATGGTCCAAAATTCTGGAGATTCAAACACAACTACAAAAATGAAGGTGTATTAGATAAAATCATTCCTTTATTTAGATCAAAAGGTGATATCACAAACCCAGACAATGGTAGAGATATTATCCTTGAACTAGCAATGGCGAAATCACCAAAAGGAAGTGAATATACGGTTATTCAAACAGTTATGTACGAAGACCCAGCACCTTTACATGATGATAAGGAACAAGCAACAACCTGGGCAACAGATACCACAACGTGGAGAGACGTATACTCCAAAAAACCAGTTGAATACCTTGAATCTATTGCTAGAGGTGAAACTCCAAGATGGGATTCCGCATTAGGTAAAATGGTGTATGGTGATTCAACAGAAGGTGAAGTAGTAATAGGTGGAACAAAAACTCAAACTACTACTACATACGAAGACCCTCAAGCAAACGCTGAGGTAGATGAAGATCTTCCATTCTAACAATTAAAAAAAAGACCCTTATAGAGGGTAGTGGTTGACTTAATCACTACCCTTTTTTATTATTATAAAAAAACTAATTATCATGGCATTAAAGAAAAAAGAAATATCATTGGATGCGATAAAATCCAAGTACTCAACAAAAACAAAATACAAGGCAGAAGACTATTATTACTGTGGTGAAGCCTTCCATGAAGCTTGTGGAATACCTGGCCCTGTGATGGGGGGGATATCAATGATGTTAGGGCACAGCAACGCAGGAAAATCGACTGCGATGGTTTTAGCTGCGGCCGATGCTCAAAGAAAAGGTCATTTACCGGTGTTTATAATAACCGAAAAGAAATGGTCCTGGCGGCATGCTGTTGAGTTAGGTTTACAAGCTCAACAGAATGGAAATGGGGAATGGGATGGTCAGTTTATTTTTAATGACTCGTTTGATTATATTGAACAAGCAACAGATTTTATAAATGATATCCTTGACGCTCAAGAAAAAGGGGATATACCTTATAACCTACTATTCCTATGGGACTCAATCGGATCCATCCCCTGCCAGATGACTTTTGATGGTAAAGGTGGAGGAATGCACAATGCTAAGGTTTTAGCGGATAAAATAGGGATGGGGATACATTCACGTATTACAAAGTCTAAAAAAGAAGACTTCCCATACTATAATACATTTGTTGTAATAGCTCAACCGTGGGTAGAACTCCCAGATTCACCTATGGGGCAACCTGAAATAAAAAGTAAAGGTGGTAATGCGATATGGTTAGCTGCGTCGTTAGTATTTTTATTTGGAAATCAAAAAAAGGCGGGCATTAATCATATTGATGCGACTAAAAATAAAAGAAAAATATCATTTGCTATTAGGACAAAAGTATCTATACTTAAAAATCACGTAAATGGTCTAGGTTTCAAGGATTCTAAACTAATTGCGGTTCATAATGGTTATATTCCAGATACAAAAGAAGCGTTGGATAAGTATAAAGAAGAATATGCTAGCTACTGGGTTGAAAAAATGGGTGGATTAGATTTTACATTAACCGAATCACCTTCAATGGATTCTGACGAAGATTAAAAAAAAATCATAATTTTTATACTTTTACTAAACTTTAGACTATTTATTAATATATGGGAAGAAAAAAAATTGACGACGAGAAAAAAAAGGTTAAAATTGGGATATCAATTGATCCTGAACTACCTGGTTATTTTAAGGATAGAGCAATCAACATTTCTTCCCTTGTTAATAAACTGTTAAAAGAATATGTGGAAAATGGAAGAAAACAGATGCCATTGTAAAGACGCTAAACGATCTGACGCCCCTTGTTATATTAATTGTGTTGAGTGTAATAAAGTTATCACTTATAGTATAAGAAGAACACATGACAGAGCTGAAAAAAAAGGAGGTCAAAGGTTTGGACTATGTTCGTCTTGTAATAGGGTTGGAGAACTAAATCCCTTCTTCGGTAGAAAACATAAGAATCCATTAGAAGGAGTTACCGAACGAGTGTGTAGAGTGTGTGAGGTGGAAAAACCTATTGATTCATTTCACGTTGGTAACGCAACCTGTAAGGGGTGTAAATTAGTGAGGAGACAAAAATGGAGAAAAGATAATCCTGAAGAATATACTGCTCAAAATCGTAGATATCGTGAAAAAATAAAACACACTGAAAAAGAAAAAAAGAAAATTTATCGTGAAAATAATCGGGATACTTATAACGCGTATTGGTCTAATAGAAAAAAAGTAGATGTTGTATTTAAGTTATTAACCGGTATGCGAAGTAGGGTATCTGGTTATCTAAAAAAATCTTCGGTGACTAAAAATAATAAAACTTTTGAAATTGTAGGTTGTACCCCCCAGGAATTAAAAGATTATTTAGAAAAACAATTCAAGGAAGGGATGACCTGGGAGAATTATGGTTTTTATGGTTGGCATATTGATCATATAATCCCATTAGCTTCGGCTGAAACGGAGGATGAAATACTTAAATTATTTCATTACACTAATCTTCAACCATTGTGGGCGGAAGAAAATTTACTTAAAAGTAATAAAATCACCTCTACCAACACCAACAACAATCCCCCTCAATAAAAATAATTAACACTATCCCCTTAAAAACGTTTGATTTTTTAAGGGGATATTCTTATATTTGTACTATTGTTGAACCAAGTAATAAAAATTAAATGGGTATAAACTCAAAAGTGAAAACTTTATTAATTGATGGTGAAAATCTATTTAAGATCGGATTATTTGGTGTTAAGGATTATTATCACAATGAAAAACATGTTGGTGCCATATGGCATTTCTTAAATACAATACAAAAATTTATTGAGGAACATAATTTGGATAAGGTTATGGTTTTTTGGGATGGTGACGAGAATCGTTCATCCAGAAGACTAATATACCCCCAATATAAGTTAAATCGTCGTGAACGTGTTCGTACATATGACCAGGAGTCGTATGATTATCAACGTCAACGTATTAAACAGTATATGGAGGAGTTGTTTGTTCGCCAGGTTGAAATTGATGGTAATGAAGCGGATGATTTGATTGCTTATTATTGTCAAATTTCAACGAATGAAGAAAAGATTATATATTCTGGTGATGTTGATTTAACCCAACTTATTTCGGAAGACGTGTCGTTATATAGTCCGATCTTAAAGACGATGTATAAGGTTGGTGATAAGGTAAAGATTGATAAAATATATATTCCCCACTATAACATATTAACCTATAAGATATTATCTGGTGACAAGTCGGATAACATTGATGGTATCTATTATTTGGGGGAAAAGAATATTATTAAGTTATTTCCCGAAATACTTGATACAAGAATAACAATTAACGATATTTTGGATAAGGCCAATAAGTTAATATTGGAAGATGAAAAAAATAATTCATTGAAGAATTTGTTGTCAGGTAAAACAAAAAGTGGTATATTTGGTGAAGAATTCTTTAAGACGAGTAATAAGATAATTGATTTGTTTAACCCTTTAATTTCAGAAGATGGAAAAAATGTTGTAGAAATGTATTATAAAGAGTTCTTGGATCCAGATGGTAGGGGATACAAGAACGCCATGAAAATGATGATGGAAGATGGATTATTTAAGTACCTACCCAAAAGAGATAACGCGTGGGTTGAATTTCTAAAACCATTCTTAAAGTTAACCCGCAAAGAAAAAAGAAAATTTAATAATTAAAAATTTATGAAAGAGCAAGAGATTACAAAATTGGAGTTTTTGATGAACATCAACGAAAACATTATCGTACAACGTTTTTTTAACGTTAGGGATTTTAATCCTAAGGCGAAGAATTCAATGGATTTGTATGAATTGATTAATGACTTCAAACGTGATTTGGAACGTCAATTGAGAATTAAGACTGTAACATATATGTTGGATCACCAATATGAAATTAACAATGACCCAACGATTATGGATACATCAAAGACCGATGGACCGGAACATATTAGAATCACAATTAAAATGAATGAAAACGTTTTATTTGTTAGAGAAATTGACGCAAAAGTATATCCTCCGAAGGTTAGATATACAGTTGATGTTAGACCACACTTAAAGGATTTATTGTTAAATTTAACGGATGTTTTTTCTTCCGAAGAATTAACTGTGGATTACTTGGATAAAGTGTTGGTTAAGTAATATTTATTAAAATAAAGGAGTAGATTGAACGATGAGTAAGAATAAAAATTTTGAATATTTGGGTAGTGGGTTTCAGCTACAACTATTGAATCAATTGGTAGTTGATAAGGATTTCGCTAGAACGATAATTGATGTTATTGACGTGAATTATTTTGAAAACAAGTATTTCAAGTTGATTCTTCAGATGATCAAGGAATATCATTCCAAATACGAGAATGTACCGAATTACGATACATTAAAACAAATCACGTTATCGGAAATCACGCAAGAAAGTGCTTCCAAATTGATTATTGATACCATCAAGAAAATTCAAGAATCACCAGTCGATGGACAAGAATTTGTTCAAGAAAAAGCCTTGAAATTCTGTAAACAACAAGAATTGCAAAAGGTGATGGTTAAAGCCCAAAAGATTATTGATGGGGGTGAATTCGAGAATTATGATAAGGTGGAACAACTGGTTCGTGATGCCCTCCAGGTGGGACAACATGATAACGATATGATGGATGTTTTCTCCGATCTTGATGAAGTATTGGAGGAAGATTATCGTCACCCAATCCCGATGGGGATACCTGGTATTGATCGTTTATTAAAGGGGGGGTTGGCCAAGGGTGAAATTGGGGTTGTCCTTGCGCCGACCGGTGTTGGAAAGACGACCATGTTAACAAAAATCGCTAATAGTGCGTTTAATCATGGGTATAATGTACTACAAATATTTTTTGAGGACAACAAAAAGATCATTCAACGTAAACATTATACATTATGGACAAAAATTCATCCAGACGAGTTAACAAGTAGGAAGGAAGAAGTACAAACACGTGTTAGAGAAATTGAAGCAACCATGGACAATAAGTTAATCTTGTGTAAGATGCCATCGGACAACGTGACAGTTTCACAAATTAAGAATAAGATTCGTAAAATGATCGCGGACGGTGTCAAGATTGATATGGTTGTTTTGGATTATATTGATTGTGTTATATCGGATCGCCAAATTGAAAACGAATGGAAGGCTGAAGGGGCTGTAATGCGTGGGTTTGAATCAATGTGTCATGAATTAGATTTAGTTGGCTGGTGCGGAACTCAAGGTGGAAGG